CATAAAGGTTATCCTCAACAGCTTCTTCCGTAATCGAGAACGCAAGCGCAATAGTCTCCATCGTATAACGAGCAGTATAAGCTTCCTGCGCGTCATCAAAAGATACTGCACTTCCCTCTGATTTAGTCGGAGCGCTCCCAAAACCGGAAAGCATTACTTCCTCTTCAAAGGCACGATCCGAACTTTCCATAGAAAAGATCGCTTCGTGTTCCCGATCATACTGATCGTACTCCATTCCGAACAATGCATTCAGGCCGGGTTCCAACTCCTTTACGAGTTGTGCTCTACTAATAGCCATTTTTTAATCCTCCTATACGCCGGTTGTCGAAGGCGTACCAGCCGCAATAGCGCCGTTGTTGCTATTGAAGTGGTTGTTAAGGCGGACAATGGCCCCGATACCCGCAGACGCGAAGTCTTCGTTCATCGAATCCTCTACCCAACCCATAATCCGCATCTGCAACGCCGCCGTTGTTGCGATTGTACTAATCGCAAGGCGACCCAGAGAAAGACCCGTAGCGTCTGTCCCCGTTATAGCGGTTGAGAAGTTAGCGTTCGCAAACACTCCGGCACGAGCCGTAGCCTTCGCGGTCCACGAAGCATCCGTTGCAATTACATAAAGCTGCATTGGATCGTCGTTGACGTACGCCTTGACAGCGTGGTTGCTGTCTGCCCCGGAACCGGGCCAGTAGTTACTCCAGGTTGGTTTCCCAGTGGTACTAGAAACATACTCGCAACCTTGAAAGACACCCAACAGGCCTACTGTGCCACCAGCCGCAGCGCCGGGAGCGCCAATATAGCCGGTAGACAGCGGAATCACGGGTTCTCCGTGATAAAGCTTGTCGGTGTTGCCATTCGCAATTTCATACAACGAGTAGTTCGAAGTAGCAGTGGAATTAGCCGCGCCACCCATCTTGTTGAGCGGACGGAGGCCAAAGCTTCCGTTGATGTTAGCCATTTCTCATGCTCCTCAAAGCAAAAGGGTTCAAAACAATAAGTCCTATACGTCGGTACGTTTAGAACCTCCGAATGTTACGCGCGATTGTCGTTCAGGCTTCTGAATCGCCATCGAGTGGTGCTGCGTCTCTTTCATAAGATCGTTATCAACCGCGGACATTGCATCAGAACTCATCTGATTAAAGTAGGCCTTGCGGTCGTCCACAATCTCAATCGGAATACGTGCCAGCAGCAAGCCGCCCACGCCAAAAACACCTTCATAGTGTCCGCTATCCACGGTTGGTGCCTCAAACTCAGGGTATTCCTCTTTTCGGACCAGTTCCCACCCTTCTCTCATACGAGCAGAAATGTTCTTGCGGTCGTCAAAGCCCCTGATTTCGGCTCTTATCCATCTATGGACATAGCCTTGTGGCGGGTCCGGCGCATCCAGTAAGGATGGGGGTTTCCAAGGTTGCCTGCGGGGATTAGCCGTTCGGGTCTTAGAAGCGCGAGGAGCCCGATCAATATTTTCTTCAGACATCATCATCTCCTAGCGTTTGTATTTCGCGTATTGATCCAGAGGAACTCCAAGCTTCTTTGCTATTGCAACCTCGCTTGGAGATAATCTCACTGTTTTGCGCCCGGATGATCCGGAGCGGGTAGCAGAGGCAACTGCCTGTTGGGGCCGCCGCACTTCTGTGGAAGATTGCGACCCATTAAACTTGTGCGGGAACGCAACCTTAATTCTGTTATCAATCTCATCGTAATACTCGGGACTTTCCGTGTCAAAGCCTTCTTCTTCGACCAGAGTCTTGTGTATACCAAACGCCGCGAACGTCATTGCGTCGTCTTCCCCGAACCAACTGTTGCGTTGGGCCCATGTCAGCGCTTTAGGATCTGCTCGAACAGGGACCTGTTGCTGCTGTTGATACTGAGCCTGTTGCTGCTGCTGATACTGTTGCTGCTGCTGATACTGAGCCTGCTGCTGTTGTTGAGCCTGCTGCTGTTTGGCACTGCGGACACGCTCTTCTTCAATTGCCAACTGAGAAAGCTTCTTGTTCAGTTCAACCTGAGCCGAAGTGTCGTTCGTGGCAATTGCCGTTTCCAGGTCTCGGGACAAAGAATCAGATTGCGTGGCAATCCGGTCTCCATACTCCGCAACATACCCCTGATCCAAATCTTGTACGCGGGTCCTAAGCTGGTTGTTCTCTGCTTGGATATTCCTCGCGTAATCAACGGCAGCGGCTTGCTGCCTCTCCATCTCCCGAGCTTTTTTAGTAAGCTTGTCAATACGACGCTTGACCTTCTTACTGTACTCCAGATGCTCTTCTTCTGGGTTTTCGGTGCCGACGTCGGGGTCGTCTGGACTAAGCTCCAGAGGCTCTACTTCTACGTCAACGGATTGTCCCGAATCTGGGATGTCCACAAACAACTCTTCTTGATCAGTATCTGGCATGGTATCTTCCCCATGTTAAAAATGCAGGATGTCTTCGGGATCCTGAATAACCGCAATGACCTCATCGTCATTTAAAACACGCACTTCGCCGCCGTCGATCTTAAAACGAGCGCCCGCGTAACGCCCAAAGATAATCCAGTCTTTTTCCCCGCACCACGCTCCGCTGGGGAACTTCTTCTTATCCGCATAAGCCAGTGGGCCTACTTTTAGTACGTAACCACAAACAGTGGCAACTGATTCTCTGTCCACGACAGCGTCCGGAAGCAGGATGCCGCCTTCTGTACGGCCCTTACCTCGGTAAGGAAGAATAAGAAGCCGCCACCCTGTAGGAGAGGGCATTCTTTCAAAAGTATCTAGGTCTATCTTGCTAGGATCCAAGACACGGTCTTCTGGCTTAACATAGGCTGGGTTTATGGACACTAGATTATCAGACTTTTCAGGGCTTTCAGACATTAGTCCGCCTTTTCTAAGATTTCTCTCAACTCCTGACCTATATAGTCTAAAGACTCAACATTGCCAACAAGTTGTTTGTATTCTTCGTAGCTTGCCACCGTTCCAGCCGACATCATTTCCGAAATCCGGTCGCGCCGCTCTTGAATAGCTTTTAAAAGATGTTCTGCAAGATGAATGCCGTCCATGGGAGCCTCTAATTAGGTGGTTTCTTTTCCGTCTTGGGAGCAACGGCCTTCTCGTAGTAGATAATAAGCTGCTTCTGCTGCTCAAGAAACCGCTTCAATTCCGCCATGTTAAGCGCCAGCGTCTCGTAATCCCGCACACTGATCGCGTAAAAAAGCAGGTCGCCGTTTTCTTTCTCAAACCGCTTCTTAAACGCCGGAAACGTGTCCTCCGTGACCACGTAAAAGTGCAGGTTGGACAGCTTTACCGGGCGCGGGCGGTTCTGCGTCGGTATCTTACGCTCGACCTCGACCGTCCTGACCTCAAGCGGCATTATCTTCTTGAAGCTGCTACAGCTACTTAGGAGGGGCAGCAGCAGCAGCGCCGGACATAATCTCCAGAGACCTGAAGAGTTTCTTCGTGCCATTGTTAATCTTCTTTTCTACCAGACCCGGTTTTTTGAGGCTAAGCTTTGCCAGATCGTGCTTCCGCAGTTTGTCTATCAGGACATCCTTATAGACATTAGCCTTATCAAGCTTGGTCTGTAGCTCCTTGTTTAGCTCGTCGAACTTCTCCCGGTCCTCGATCATGGCGTTGATCGTATCGTCCTGCAACTGCTTGGCCGTCTCCAGCTTCGCGGTGTTTTCCGTTAGAATGCGGATTCGTTCCTGGCTGTCTTTGTAGTAATAGTACGCCCCATAAACAGAGCCCCCTACCATCCCAAGGACGATAACCAGAAGGTAGATTTTCAGCATCACTTACCCTTTGCCTTGTGGGTCGCCAACATGACGATGACCACAATAACTAGGCTGACAATCAGAAATTCGCCAAGGGTGAACGTCATCCGTTACTTACCTTTAGCCATGTAGGCTGTCATGCCCATGTAGGCACCGACAACCCCCGCCTGACCAATATAGAACAGGCCAAACAGATCGGACAAGGCTTTGATCCGGGCATCGGGGAAGATCGGGAGGAAGACCGCAAGCGTGAAGACGATCATCGACCCCATCGCCGTCCAGGCCATCCGTCGCTGGGCGTCGGCCTTCTCATGCTTTGCCAAGGCTTCAGATGCCGCCAACTCCGCGTCGCTGACAATGCCGTCGCCGTCCAAATCAAGCTCGTTGAACGCACTGTCTTTCTCTAACTTCTTCTGCGCCATAACCTAATCCTCCAAAAACCCTTTATATACCAGAACTGCCTCCAACTCACGGACCCTGTCTTCAAGAACGCTCAGCGCGGTTCGCAAGGCAACAGTAGTATCCTTCGAGTTAAGTATACCAATCTCTGTCTCCAGCGCCTTCTTGTGGTCGAACGATTCCCGGAGTGTCATCGCCACTGCTTCAGACTGTCATCAAGCTCCCGTACTCTCCATTCGAGGGTGCTGACTGCCGTCCTCAACGACCCGGTGCCTGATTTCGTGTACCGGGATTTCAGTTCAATAATCTCGTCTTCCAGAACTTTCATGCGCTCAACCGTTTGCGTAAAGGTCATCCTGTCCTCCATTATTTGCTTAATAGTGGGTTGTTCAAGGCATCTCTGAGCTTCTTATCCTGCCTCTTTTCGAACACATTTAGCTTGGCGTCGATGCCGTTGATCTTAGCGTCAAAGCGAGCAGAGGCTGACTCCGTAATGTCGCGGATGTTTTTCTCGCTCTGCCGCGCAGTAGTGGTAACTCGATTGATTTTAGCATCAAAACGCTCATTCGCGCTCGCTACAATGCCGCGCATGGTCTTTTCGGCCTGTCTCATGGCTGCACGGGTCTCCGCATCGAGCGCGCGGGCGCGCTTATCGACCGCAGATATGGCGTTTTCGAGGGATGCAGCGTCAGATCGCGTGTCCTGCCGCGTATCCCGCACAATTCCCTGCACTTCGAGTACCCGATTACGGACAGAAGCCATCTCCTTGGTCACTGTGCCCATGGTTTCATTCATTACCGCCAGCTTTTTGTCAAAACCGCTCATGTCAGGGGCTGTGTAGGACGAAATCTTCTTTTTCATATCCATATAATCTTTATAGACCTCAAATCCGCCATACAGGCCACCGACCAGTGTAGACAGCGCCATAATGATGGCAACCATCTTGCCGCCTCTAAACTTTACACCACCAAATTCAACTTCAGCCATCTATTTACTCCACTGGCTCTCGATCAACGCGCTATGAGCGGCATTAGCCTGCCCACTAAAGCGATAATTCGTCATCCTGTCCACAATCGACGGACCATCTGGTATGGAAGCGACCGAAAAGAACCCCGCCGCCGCGTCAGGGATACCCGGTCCTTTAAACAGCGCCCGGTTTTCAGCGATTACCCCCATCGCAATCAGCGTTACGGTCTGGGCGGCAGCGCCGTATTTCTGGCTCGGCGCGATGGCATCCACCACCGACTGAGCCGCCATCGCCGGGGTTACAGGCACGGATACCGCTGCCACGGACACCTTAGACATCGATGTTGGGGCAACCTTTCGCCGGGCCGTGGCTTTGCTTGCCGCTTTTGGTTTGGGCTGTTCGGCCTCCGGCTCTACTTCGGTCTCGGTTTCAGGTTCGGGGGCAACCTCGGCAACTTCAGTTTCAGCTTCCGC